GAGAGATGGGCTATATCCTGTATTCCAAAACAAGAAAATTACAACTAAACTAATCCGCTCTATAGTAATTTCTTCCGAAAATATTCTTGAGTATCTTATCTCGCAAGAGATTATCGAAGAGTTTAAAGATGTTTCAGCCGCGCAGGATTTTGTGGAACCAAGAAAGGTAAATATCAGCGGGAGAATAAAGCCTGCGTATTGTCTACAATGGATCGATGTAGTGTTTACGTTTGTTCTTAATTTCTAGGAGTTAGCACATGGCCTACCCACAAACTTCAGTTCCAGAAACCCAAGCATCGGTTTTTTATGCATACACTATAACTATCAACAATGAAGAAATAGGTACACTAGAAAAGTTTTCTTCAAAATCAACCCGTAACGTCGAAAGAATACGTGAAGTTCTTTTTTCTCGTGGTCCGGAAACTAAAGAGATAGTTTGGGGCGGTACAGATACTTCAGTTGATATTGAAAAGGTTGAATTGTATCAAAAGTCTCTCCTTGAACTTGTTGGAAGAGAAATACATACATTAGAAGACTTTACCTTTCCAGTGAACATTGTAGAAATAATGCAGCTTCCTGCTGGACTAGGCGGAGGAACCAGGGTTCTAACCTTCGTAGATGCAGTGTGTTCAAACTGGGGCAAATCACAATCTACTGGCCAAGCTCGCGTAGTAGAGAGCATGACTTTTGAAGTACGTACTGTTCGTGGTTTTAGATAGTAGTAACTAACTTTCGAAACGAAAAAGAAGGCGAGTATGACCGACATTCCAGAACCGGCTGTAAAAGAAACTCCACACTATTTATCGGACGTAACTACCTTAGAAGATTTGTTTACTCTTGGGTATGTAGAGTCAAAACCTATTCTTGTATTTGATAATCAAGAAAAAAATATAAGGATAGAAGTTATCTTTAGAACACTTCTTCCATATGAAATTAGGGACATTTTTGAATTTGCTAGCAATTTTAACTCGTTATTTGCACAACAAATAGCAGAAAAGTTAGAAACCTTAGCTAGAGCAGTAAAAACAATAAACAATAGACCTCTTTTTCTTGGTAGTGATGACAGGAAAGTATTTAAAGATAAACACGGAAGAGAACCAACTGCTCTGGATGAGGCTAAAGTTATTCTATCTGAAAAGATAAAATCACCTTTAGTAATCGATGCTTTATGGAAAGAGTACGAAAAGTTTAAGACTGACGTTGCTAAAATTTTTGAAGAAGATCTTAAAAAAAAATTTTAGAGTCTAGTCTTCTTCAATTAGACTTACAGATAATTACACACTTCAAAGTTCTCCCAACAGACCCAAAATTTCGCGAATTAAACATATTACAGAAATTGGTACTATTATATAGTATTAGTAAAGACAAGGATGATCATATGTCTTTGGCTAATAACCTATTGGATCATCTTAAGTTTTATATAAACCCACATATGTACAAAGCTGAAAAAGAAATAGATAATAAAGAATACAGACAAGTAAACGCAGTATTTGCTGAACAGTCTAGAATAGGAAGAGCAACAGGAAAGCTTTCGTCTCCAAAAATAGTAAAAGACGCTTTAGAAAAAATAAGAGCAGAAAAAAGCAAAGAGCTGCAGAAGGAAAAAAGGAAAAGAATAGTAATAACAACGACTGATAGTGGAGATCTTAAAGAAGAAGTAATAGAAGACTTCTACGCAGAAGACGAGGAAGTTCTTGGCTGATTTTACCGTAGACAGCGCTGCTTTTGATAACTGGGCAAGTACTCTTCAAAATTCAGTAGAGTACACGTCTCAAGCAAAGACAAACTTAGCAGAAATGCAAAGTGCTGCTAGCGCCCTATCAAAAGAATTTGCATCTTTGAGTGTTGGTGGCGATCTTATGAATCAGCTAAAAGAATTACAAAACGCCTTTTCTACTATATCTGGAGATATATCTAACTTTTCTAGTGCTTTGTCTAATATGTCTCTAGGTTCTACTCTTGCTAAAGAACTACAGCAGATAAAAACCACACTTGAAACAATTCAAAAACATAATACTAAAGGTGCTGAGGATAAAAAAAAGCAGGAAGAATCACAAAAGAAACTAGAAAAGATTCTAAAAGAACAATTAAAACAAACAGCTTCTTGGATACTAGGTCTAGCAGGCGTTCAATTTAGCCTTGTAGGTATTTTAAAATTATTTTTAGAAATTGCTAATGAAAACAAAAAGATAACCGCCTATTCTAAACAGATATCTGCTCAAATGGGTGGCCCATTCGTGGCAAACGCTAAAGCGTCTAAAAGCACAATATTTGAAATGCGCGATGCTTTTGCTATGAATTTTGATGAGATAGGAAAAAATCTAAATGCTTTAGCACAAACTGGTATGGAGATGGACACACTAAGAAAATCAGCAGTAGAATTACATGCAAATCAGGTAGCAGGAGGAACAAGCGCACAACAACAAGCAGAAAGCATAAACAGAATGATGACTGAATTCAATATGGCAGGAGACAGAGCTAGGGATTATAATACTGTATTACAAAAAACAGGTAAAACTATAGACGGGTTATCTATAAGTCAAGTAGCTGATGACTGGAGTCAAATGGGGGATTCTGTTCGCGGATTCAATACCGACCTCTTAGGAACAGTATCTTTATATAATGTCTTAGTAAGAAAAGGTGGTGCATTAGGGCTTGGGGAAGTGCCACAAGAATTTAAAAGAGATCTAGCAAAAACCGCAGCGCGTTTTGGCCAAAACATGGAAGATGGTTGGAAAGTATTTCTTGGAGAAGGTGAAACAGCTATAGATAAGCTGTTTGATTTTGAAAAACAAGAACCAGGAGAAAAATTAGCTAGAGCAATAGAAGGAGCACAAAAATTAGCTGGACAGTCTGGTGTAAGCATGAATGAAGCTATGTTTAAAATGAGGAAAATTTTTGCTGCTATGGGGATGGACGAAAGCACTGTAGCAAGAAGCCTAGCTAGTGCAACCGTAAGTGGGGAGATTAACGCTGATAAATTGAGAGCAGAGTTAAAAAAAGCACAAGACGAAGCTAAAAAAGAACTAGAGGATACAAAAAAATCCAGAGCCGCAATGATAAATCTTGGTTCAACCATAGCAAGGGGAATAAAAAGCTACGAAGAACTACTTAATCAATGGGTAAAAAATTCTTTACGCCCATTGGTTACAGAAATAGTACAGGCTATAAATAAATTAGTAGAGGCTTTAACTGCAAAGGAGATGAAAGAACTAGGTAAAGCTCCAGGACAAATAAAGGAGGGTATGGCTCATCGGACTAATGTAAAACAAAGGGAAGCGGCTTGGGAAGCAACTTCACAATATAGACACTCTGGTGAGCACCGTTTTGAAGCACCTACTGCAAATTTCTTGAAGGCTATGGAGGAGTCCCCCAAATTTGCTGAACTCGAAAAAGCTTTACCAAAGGCATTAGATCCATCGAGTAAACAAAATGTAGTTATGGGTCTTTTCGTTGAGGCAGTTCGCGCAGTAGGAGATCAAAACATACATACTATAGAAGACCTTGATTTTGTAAAAACAGAGCTTGAGAGGCTACTAAAAGATGATAGAGCGAGAAGAGCAATTCAGAAGGCTGTTGCACATATTTCTACAGAATATAATAATAACACTGCTGCCTTATGAGGCATAAATGTCAACAATAGGTGATTTAGCAAGAGGTGCTCTTGAGTTACTTACTCCAGAAAGTAACTTAGATAGGCTTACATTTAAAAAATATAAGGGAGAAACTATAGCTGCTGCTCTAGAAGAAGGCAATTTTGATGTGGAGCCAGAAGTAAGTATAGCCTTAAAAGTAAACCCACAATCTATAGACAGAAAAAAAGCAAAAATTACACAAAAAGTTCAAACAAACGCACCAGGAAGGTTTATAGTTTTTGACTGGGGTACAGATTTAGAAACAATAAGCATAAGCGGATGTACTGGAAATCTTCTTCCCACGGTAGTTCAATCTGGAACTAATCCACTAGATTTCCTTGGTGTAGATAATAAAGATTTTAATAACCTTCTTTATGGAAAAATGACATATTTTGAACTACTAAATATGTCACCTAAATATAAGACTTTCAAAAAACTTGAAAACCTATTCAAAAACTTTGACGCGGATAGAGATGTGCTTATATTAGAACTAGGGGAAGAAATTATGCGAATTTTCTTTACTGATTTTTCTTTTTCTATTGCGGCGGATTCTCCTTGGAATTGGAAATATAACATAACAGTAATAAACTTAGCAGATTTAAGAGATCAAGAAAAAAGAGAAGATACTGATTTTCCCAAAAACGGACTTATAGATCTAGGGGCATAATGGCAGACCCTATTTTTGAAACAATATTTCAAACTCTTTATAGGTACCGTATAGAGTGTGGTCCTAACAAGAGTGCTTATCAATATGTTCCAAAAGCATATAATATTTCTGTTTTTGATGTCCCATATATAGTCCCAGACCAAACTATTAAACCAAAAACAATAATCACTATAGATTTTAATCATACTTATGCTATTGGTGGTGAACGGTTAGTCTCAGAAACAACGTTAAGAAATACTACAAAAGAATTACTAAATTTCTTCTATTATTATTTTGAATATGAGCTTTCTTATAACAAATCTTGGACTACGGGAAACACTTTATTTAAAGATGCATTATCTAGGTCTAAAAAATTAGAAGACTTAGATTCTATGTCTGAATTTATAAACTATATTATGAATTTTTTTCTAACTAGCATTTCTGTGCAAAGAAAAATATGTGAAGTAGGTACTGCTTCTTTTACGCTAAAAGACAACTGGAATGTCAAAACTAGTGAAAAAATAAGATTATTTTTTAACAAAACTGTTGGTATTTTAAATCAGCTTCTTGTACCTATGTTACCTGTCATGATTTGGTCACAAGGAAGAATTTATAAAGATTGGATATTCCCTCTGTTTGATGGTTTTATAACCTCAGTAACAGACGCAAACAGTGAGGGGTTTATATCAATTACTGTGAATTGTCGAGATGGTCTAGAGGTTGCCAGATTTAGTCATGAAATGGTAAATCCAGCAATAGTACAATACGGTGAACGCGAAGGAAAAACACAAAACCAACTAAATATGTTTCAAATGCCTTTTTATAACATAGATCATTTCAAAATTGTTCAGGCAATGTTTCTGGGCGGGTCTATAGTTTGGGATAGTGAAAAAGGTAAAACCAGAGATGTTATTGTTGGTAAGAAAAAATCTGGATTCCAATCATTTGATGGAATAGGCAATTATGAACTAATAGCAGATTTTTATGAAGACGAGTCCTATACAGATAGGGTTCTAGACAAAACCCCAGTTACCTTAGCAGAAGATAGGGCTATAAAAAAAGATGAATTTTGTATTTATACTGCTTTAGCAAAAACATCGCACAAAAGACCTAGAAATGTAGTTACTTGGGGAGCACAAATAACCCCTTATAGAGTTTTTAGCTTTACTGGAATAGACGTATTTCAATCAAATTTTGATTCTCGTTTATCTATATTGCAAGATGTAGCAAGGCTTGTTTACTATCAACTCTACGTAGATTCTTGGGGAAACATACAATACCACCCATATAGACTAGCTACTAATTTTATAAAGTATGATTTACTCTATTTTATTGATGGAGAAAAAATAGAGCATGAAAATATTTTTCCTGGAGCACAAATAATTGGGCCAGAAGAATCCTTTAGCTCAAGCGCTATGTATAATATAGAAGAGCTTATTACTCATTTACGTTTAGTTGGTGTAGAAAATACTACGCAAATTACTCCTGAATTAGGAAGTCTAATTGGCGGCGCTACAGCAACTACTTTAGAAAGCAGATTTGGATACAGGCGTGCAGAACTTACTTGTCCCCTAATAAACGATCCTATTTGGGTAGAAGACGATTCAGGGGAAATTATGCGTTTTCCGGATTTCGCTGCACGGGAATTACTTATGTTTATGAACGCAGAATTATATAGTAGATCTGACACAATTGTTTTTAGACCTGAATTAGAATTAGCTATGCCTATTTGTATTATGCCTGGAAGAGAAATATTTTATGTGCAGTCTATAACACATACTATAGAAATAGGTGGTACAGCCAGAACAGAAATAAGTAGTAACTTTGGGAGAGACTTTTTATCACAACCTCCAGATGTTCATAATTTGATGATACAGGCAGACCAATATTTCAAAGGAAACAAACCTTTAGATCTTTCTTCACCAATAAGGAAGATTGCAGGGACATTTATTAATACAATTACAACAAAATACGAAGCATTTCAAAAAGAGGTAATTAACATATTTGATTTTAAAAAGGTCTAATTAAAATGTATGATAATACACAAAGTTAAAAAACCACGTATAGCGAAACCCAGTAGGTAATTTATGCCCTATTCTACTCAAAAACTTACATTAGCTCCTGCTAAAGTAACTTCTACAAATATAAATGACAGATTAGTAAACGTAGCTTGGATTGGAAGATCTGCTGGCGTAAATAATGTATTAGTTTTAGGAAGCCATGGAAATCTATCTTTTCCAAAAGTAGGAGATGTGGGATTAGTAGCTAGATTTGAAAACTGGGCTTACTATTTAGGTAATATAGAATATGGCTATGCAAAAAAGGTAGCAGGAGAGATAAAAGACGAAAGAACAGGAGAAACTATTCTTACAAAATTGGTAAAAGATGGAGAAGTTTTTATAACTAATATGCTAAAACAAACCTTCCTGTCTTTTCCAAATTCTGGAGATATGGGTCTTCTAAATGGCCTAAGCGAAGGAATAAAATATCTAAGTAAATATAGGTTGTTAAAAACAGCTGCATTAACTTTACAGTTTGCAGGTAACGGAGTTATGGCAGCCTTGGGTTCTGTAATAAGAGATCTTCCTGGGCAAGGACCAACAGTGAGTCTGGGAGATAGCCTAACACCTGCGGTAGAAGCCTATATAGAAGTAAAAGAAAACGGTGTTAAATTAGGAAGAGCCCATTTGGGATATGTAAAAGATACTACTCTTGGAATTGACGAAATAAGTTCTTTTGGTTCTAGGCTACGAGGTATTCTAGAGGTAACTGCTGGTCCTGCTCCTCTAGCTTCACTAAAGATAGATGAAGTAAGCAATATTGAACTTACCTCTATGACTGGAAAACTAAAGCAATCCGCGCCACTAGGTATAGAACTAACCGCTGCGTCTGGGTCTATAAAACAAACAGCTCTTTCTAGTATAGAGCACTCTGTACTCGCGGGTAACTTTATGGCAGACGGGGTACAAATTAAACTAGGAGGGGCGTCCGCAAATCAGTCCGTAATAAAAGGAACCACGTATACTACAGCAGAAAGTGCCTTTATGGACGCCCTAACTGTGTTCTCTTCTGCTCTTCTAACGTTTGTTTCTGGGCTAAATCCAGCTACTTTAACAGCACAAGCGGTTCCCATGGTAGCAGCTACCACCACTCTGAAAACAGCAATTAGTAATTTTAAAGTAGCCCTGACATCTGCACTATCTGCAAAAACGTTCACGGTCTAGAGTTAAAGCACTTTTAGGTTTTTAGGGTAGACTGTTTTTCATGGCTTATACAGATAACTCTGACGAATCTATTGCTTGTCTTTGTGCTTTTATCGCAACCTTTGGTGAAAACCAAAAAAAGCAATTAAAAGCACTAGTTGAAAATTTAAATGCTCTTATAGATGTTGCAGAATTGGCAGTTAAGATAATTAGTCAACTAGTCGCGGTAGAAGACCAGCTACGTTTGGCTGGGTTAAAAATACTAGAACAGTTGTTATCTACAGCTGTTGACACAGTTAAAAAACCTGTTGCGTTTCTTTTTGCAGCAACAAAAAACTTTGCGGATTGCCCTCCTGTTGCTAATGTATCGGCAGTAACAAAAACTGTCCAGGATTTTTTATTTTCTGACGTAGAGGATTTGCAATTTCAAATTAGGCTATATCAAGAAGCACTAAATAAAAAGAACTATGATTTAGCTCTGTTACGGCAGGCAAGAGACATACTAAATGACCTGGTAGAAGCAATAGATTCTTGCGACCTAAAAAAAATAAAAAGTAACGTGATATAAAACGTGTGTATAATAGAAGAGAGAGCCTATGGCCGAAATAAAAACTATACAAACAATTCTGGCTGAACTTAGAACATTTCTAAGATCTTTTAATAGAAGCTTAGACACTGGGGATAACAGCCTATCAAAAGACCTACTGCTTACACCCTATTCGTTAGCCGGAAAAGTAATTTTGGATCAAGTAGGTACCTTTAAAGACCTACATATTTTAGACTCGCTTTCCGGAACAGACTTAGATAATGAAGCATCAAACTATAAATTAGAAAGAAATACAGGTATAACTTCTACAGTTACACTTACATTTTATACAACGACAAGACCTATAGCAAACCTAACAATACCTGCCGCAACGCAAGTACAAACAGCAGGAACTACCTTATCTACACCAATTTCTTTTTCTACAAACGGTGACACCACTTTTTTGTTATCTGATGTAGACAGTTATTACTCTTACGATAGATCCAGGTATGAGTTTTCTGCGGCTGCTACATGTATTACAACAGGAACACTTGGAAATGTGGGTATTGGGTATATAGCAAAACTAACTTCTTCTGTAACGGAAATTAGTGGTGTTACAAACTTAGTATCAGCTATAGGTGGTGCGGATCAAGAAATAGATGATGACCTTAGAGAACGTATTCGTCAAATAGCTACGGGAAGAGATCTAAACATAGTTCGCGGGCTAAACGCAGAACTAAAAAGTTTAGGTTTTCTAGACGCCTATGCTGTGCGCTCCGAGGAGAGCGAAGCAGAAAGGGCTACCGGAGCAGAAGTTTATGTTATAGATAACTCTATAGCAACCTATGTAGAAACGTTTACATATGATCCATCTAAATCTAGATATTACTTTTCTTTTAGGCCAATTTTAGATGTGTCTTATGTAATTACTTCAGGAGGAGTATTATCCATTGCTAATTATTCAGTAAATAAAGATTCAACCTCCCCACTTCGTAGAAGTGTTCAAGCGTTGGATTATATTGAGATATATGGAACAGCTGGGTTAGTCGCTGGAGAAACTTTTACTGTAACTTATTCATACTCTAATCAAATATATGCTTCCCAACAAACATTAGATTTGTCTGAAAATAAAATTCTAACTTCTGACTTGCTAATAAAAAAAGCATATCCTATGTATTTATACATAAATGCTACCCTAACTCTTTTACAAAACGCAGATGCTCCTACGACAAGAAACAGAGTTAGAAATGCTTTATCTCAATATGTATCTACAGAGTACAGACTAAATACAGATATTCAGAAAAGCGATTTGGTTAATATTCTACAAGAAGGTTATGGTGATTATCCAGTAACAACTGTTGATGCTGTAATTATTAATAATTATTATGTAAAAGATGAAAATGGTGTTGCATCTTTACCGATAAACGAAACTATAAGTATTAGCAAAAAACAACATGTTGTTCTTGCTAGTGCTGTGCTAATTTAGGCGAAACAATGGCGACAAGAACAAGCGTACAAAGTGGCCCCTGGTCAGATGCTGCTACATGGGGAGCAGCTGCTCCAGGGGTTGGGGATTTAGCTGTTATTACTGGTGGTCACAGCGTATGGATTGACGGAGACATTACTGTCGGAGACGGATCAGCCAGCACTGCAACCCCAGCAATTAAAGTATACGGGGACTTATTATGGCGTAACCAAGTTGGGGATGCTGCTGCAAACTGGACATTGACCCTGAATGGTTGGTTATATTTTAGTAGCGATACAACTGATCCACTTCAAAGTTCAGGTAGGTGGTTTATTGGTTCAAGTGGTGTCCATACTGTAGGTCCTACTACTGTTTCAGTTGGGCCAATCCCAA